TGTTGTGAATTTAGAATCAACAGATGCCGTATAAGTAGATAATGTTGAAAACTTACTATCTACCGAACCGGTGTATGTTGCTAATGCGGATGCTTTACTATTTTCTGATGCGGTAAATGAATTTATAGATGCACTATATGCCCCAATTGCCGTTAACCTAGATTCTACCGAAGCAGTGTAAGTCGCTAAAGTAGATGCTTTACTATCTTCCGATGCAGTAAAGGAATTTATAGATGTACTAAATGCCGAAACTGCTGTAAATTTAGAATCAACAGAAGCGGTGTAAGTTGCTAATGTAGATGCTTTGCTATTTTCTGATGCAGTGAATGAATTAATCGAAGATGAGAATGCTGCAACTGCAACAAATTTACTATCTACACTAGAAGTAAAAGCATTTAATTCTGCTAAATTTGCCGCAATATTAGAACCACTAAGTGTACTAATTTGTGATTGTAAACTTACTAATGTACTACTTACCGATGATGAAAATGGTTGAATATTTCCAATCAAATTTATGGCAGTATTTGTATCACTTCCAAGCAAATACAAAGTACCACTACCACTATCATAATATGGTACACCATTTACTAAACCATTATATGTTACATTTGCAAATGTGCTTGGTGCGGAAGTTCCTATTAAAAATCTATTAACTGCTTCTGCTCTTCCATTTTCAGCCGAAGCAAATAGAATCGACTCACCATTTGTAGTTGTGAGGTTGGATGAACCCGTTGCAATTAGTATTTCACCTTTTTGTAACGATGAGGTTACCGCCGAAAGGGATTCTAACGTACCACGCCTATGTTTAATAATTTGTGCCATATCTCCGATTTAGTTTTGCTATTTTTTGGTTATTCTATTATAAATATTAAAAATTGTTTTAAATAATTTATCCAATTAAAATTCACCCATATCCACACTTATATTGCTCTGCGAAATTGCCAATTCTGCATCTGTTGCATATGTAAAGTCAAGAGATGAACTGAAATTCTCCAAGCTATCCATTCTAACATCAATGGATTCCGTATAAGGATTAAACGAAGCGGTTGTCACAAATCCTCCACCACTAATAATTGTTAACCCTACCTCAGTTGTTAATTCTTGATATCCACTAGCAGATATTAATTCTATTTGTACCGATGATGATACGACTCCATCCGGCAATACACCAACTATTTCTGTTGTAATTACATTTATAACGGATTGTGAAAAATTTGTACCAACTTCAGCCGATGTTTGTAGTGCCGAACCACTTTCTATTTGTTTTAATTTAATTAAACTTGCCATATTATATCCTACAATTTTATATATTTACCAACTTACCCATAACATATATATCGGTTAAGTCTGTATTATCAAAGTCAACATATTCACCACCTAAAGTTATAACGATATTGGTTCCAACTGCTTCTATCTTGTAATCTCCAGGAATATGTAAGCCGGAAACAACTATTTCAAAATTATCAGCAGATGCTCCTTCCGTTCCATAATCCGTTTTAACATTATAGATTGTTAATGTATTTTTTACATTATCAAATTCATCAATACCTCTTTTAACATATCTAGCACTATGTGCTATAATTTCTTTATGAAAAGAAGATATTTTATTTTTATTATTTACTAATTTTATTGGATTTGGATTAGATTTGGTATGCGATTGAAAAGATGATGTTGTTGGTAATTCTATATTTAATAAACTGCCTGTGATGTATAAATCATCATTTAAATTATTAGGATTTATTTTTGGTATAATCCTATTTAATTTCCTAGCATTTGAATTAAATCTATTAAGCATATTTTTCTATATCTCCAATCACTTCTATATAATCATCAGTATCCAATGAATATTGAAATTTGTTTTTTATAAATTTTACAATTAAACCATTTGGACTTTCTTCAATTAAAAAATCTCTATTACTAATTGATTGTGTATTTATATAAACTTTTACTCTGTCTTGTGTTTCTCTATATTGTATTTCTCTTAATATTCCTACAAATCTCCAACCAGTTCCTTCAAAAATCCAATAATCGGCATCATTCAAATCTTTAGCAGATAAAATAACTTTACCAGGCTTTCTACTTATTTTTTGAGTTATATCTAATATACTTCTTTTCATTATAAATCAATAAATTTGCCTGTTATGACAATTTCATCCTCACTATCAACTACAAATCCTAAATTTACTTCATTGAAATTAATAATCAAACTATTCAATGCTATTCCGACTGTAAAGTGTGTTCCAAAATAATATCTTGTACCATTTATATAAACTTTTATATCATACGATAAATCACCAATAAGGATTCCACCCGTTACAACTGATACCAATGTAGGTGGTGTTTTTATTAATTTAATATTACTAAATGTTATTGTATTATTTATTGTTGGGTTTTGTGATTTACTATTATTCAATGATAAGAAATCTATAAGGTCTTTGTTATCATAATATGGAGATGGTGTTGTTAATAACCCTTCCAATCTACCCGTTCCACTTGTCAAATCCGTTTCCGTAGCTACAACTACTCGCTTAATACTTAATGATTTTTTAGTTGTTGATTCACCATCAAATGTTTCCGGAAGTAAATATGCTTTTACATTAAGTGAAAACTCAACTCTATTAATTCTTTCAGTTCCCTCTCCAACTTCATTTACTACATTAAATTCGCTAATAGATGTTCTAAATTTGAATTTTTCTTTATCACCCCAATATGTTGATGTAAAATTTAAATGTTCAATTACATCATTCAATTGTTCCGTATACGATGTCCAACACATACAATCGTAATTAACTTCAACGTAATCAGGCATTGTAATTTTATAAATCTCATATTTTGGTTTTACCCCACCACCCATTGCTGTAAATCGGTCATAACGGTTATCTTTTGACCATTTTGTGATTGCAGGATATGATAGGTGTCTATTTGGCATTGCCATCGTTTCATCTTTTGCAATGGATGTTCTACGAATCATAAAAAGTGGTAATTGTATTTTACCCTTTGTATCTCTATAAACACCCTGCCTTCTTGCACCATTCCATCTTTCCGAATTACCATATATAACAGGAATTTTTACCGAATTACCATTTGCATCTTTTAAATCAGGCAACACATTATCTTCCAAATAAGACATCATAGCATAATCTATATCAAAAAGTTTTATGCTTTTTTTAAAATCTTCTTTGGTTGATTTTACTTGATTGCCCCTATTTAGGTCAGGTCTTAGTGGATTTACTGACATTTATTTTTATTTAATTCGTTCTTCAATATTGAGATTTGATTTAGATACCATAAAGGTAGAACATATAATACTCCAGTTTCTTCTTTCATCTTCTGTTCCTGGCAATCCACCTACAAATTGTGTTTCAGTTGTATTATCTATTTCATAATAAGAATCATTGAAATAAATTACATCACCTATTTCAGGATATGCATTTGCTTCTCTACAATGTTCTCTATCAAACCTAAATTCTATATTCTGATTTGTATCCGAACCAAATCCTTCATATGTTGCTGTTTCTGGATCTTTGTTAATTAAAACGTATAATTGAATACCTGCGTGCCACGTTTTACTCATTGATTCACCGTATATGTTAATTCGAGTTTGATTTAAATTTACTTTGTATAAAACACAAGTATTTTGAACCACAGTATCCACTACTTCTCTGGCTACATTTCGTAAAAAAGATACATCTCTACCTACTAAAAATTTTGGCATATTATCCTACATATAGTTTTAATGGAACTTTTCTTAACATATCTTGCTGATGGTCTGATTCGTGTGCCTTATTTTCCATCACTTTTATTCTACTCAATTCTTCCAAATTCTCTCTTAATTGGGTAATTAGGGCATCCTTCTCAACTTGTGCTTCTGCTCTCAATGCTGCACCATCTAATTGAATATCACCATCCGGAATTGGAACAGAACTATATTTTTCTCTAATTGCACCCAACAATTCTTTTGCCAATGCAAGTGTATATTTTCTAATCCATTGCTTCCCCACATCATTTATATTCATATATTGAATAAAATCATATGGAATATCGGAATAATCAGAAAGTGAATCAGACTGAATAGTTTGAGAATCATGCTCAAATTCATCTCTACTAATATATTCAAACCATAATTTTTTTGGTGAACGTTCGGATGGAACAGGAAATACTTCCAATCTATTATCAACAATATTGAAAGTAAATGCTGATTTGCGAATATGGTCATTGAATTCAATATGCTGCATTCTCAATAAATCCTCATATATAGGCATCATTAAAAACTGTGCTGCTGGTGAATAATTACCAAACCCAAGTTCACCAATTAAGTTAAGAGTTCCCTGTGCACCAACCGAATATGGGTCAAAGAATCTTGTAATTGCAGGTACTGCTTCGTGGAAAACTTTCATCACATCTATCGTAGAACTACCACTATACATATTTGAAAATGATTGTGATGTTTCCGCATCAAATGCCTTTGTCATCAAATCATACATTTGAACAGATTGTGTCAATTCTACATATGCCTTTCTTAATCTT